GTCAAAGTCTCAAAAGGCTGTTGGCTACCGCGTCGTTTTCGACACGGCCGGCAAGCTGCACCTTGTTTATCGTTCCAAAGCTACTGAGCATTGGACCGATGCTATCACTGGCAGTGTTGTCAAGCCGCGCTTTGTAACTGAGGCTTACATTACAACAAGGAAGTCAACCTATGTTCCGCCTTTGTCCAACCAAGGCCAGGGTGTTTTATCACACTCACAGCCCATTGGGACTGGTGACGAACAGCAGGTTGTCTTTCATGGGGCCGCCGTTGAAATCAAGGATGGTCCTGCTTCAGGCTATTTGTTTGTCACTTGCAAGCATAGCTTTGTTGACTTGAAGACCAATCGTGCCACTGTTGACCACTCATCAGTCAACATTGTCGGCCGAGACAAGAGAGGGAAGTTTGGTGAGGTTAATTACGACCTCTCAAAGTGGGAGCGCTACGAGTGGTGCATACCTGCCAACACACAAGTCGCGGGCACTTGCTTCGATTTGGTTGTCTACAGGGCGCCCTCCGTGCGTGGCCCCAAAGACAAGCTCTACAGGCCATACCATGATCTCACGTGTCCCATTACCAACAAGGACATGTCAGTTTTCAAGGGAGGCAACGCCGTTGTGTTTTACCACGAACGAACGGCCGAGGGCGGTCTTCGACTCATGCGCTCAGACGGAGAGTTTGGCAACTTCCCTGAGCTTGAACGAACCAGGGGCATCATTGCCCACTCTTGCAACACCACATTCGGTTACTCGGGCACCCCCCTTTGGAGAGAGCGCCCTTCCGATCGCAAGCTTGAGATGGTTGGGATCCATATTGGCAACGATACTGGTCCTGACGGTTGCACCTGGAATTTTGCCATCACCATGCCTGCTTTGAACAAGTTCCTCCGCATGCACGCATTGGCAGCTCCCGACGCCTTCAGACTTTTCCAGAGGTCACGGACAGCCATTTCCGAGTCCGCTCTCCAGGATGAATCCGAGAGTGAGGACGATGAGGAGTTGAACATTCATTACACTGTCAGCAACCCCCTTGGGTTGTTCGTTCCAGAGGCATCCAAGAAAGCTCAGCGGAACCGTCGTGCAACGCACGGATCCGGCAACTCCACGGTCACTTCCAGCAGCACGCAGGACGACCGCCAGGAGGACCTTGACGAGGACTTCAATTTCGACGATGATGATGAAGGTGCTCTTCCCACGCGCGATGACCAGCGCGAACAGGCTAACGACGCCGAGAAGGCACATGATGCTTTGCGGACACATGCCTTTAACGAATACGCGAAGTACCAGACTAGCGGCAGCAGCGACGGCAATGCTTTCGTTGAGCCCAAGAAGGCCCCAAGGGGTTTTCAATCTGGCCGCATTTCCAAGGCCAACCGCTGGGGCGATAGCGACGAAGAGGAGGCTGACGCAGCTTACCTCAAGGGAGTTGGCAGCAATTGGGCCACACACGGTGGCTCACGCACCTTCCGGAACGATTCTAAGTTTGACGCTGAGGCCAAGGTTCTCAAGCATACCCGCAAGGGTTGCAGGAACACCCGCCGCAAACGCTTCTATCAGGAGTCCGCCATCAAGTTCATGCCCATTAGGCCAGGCCTTGACGGCCCTTTCCGTGAGCG